ACTTTTGATAGAAAGACTAGTTGTGACCTTGATGATTACAATGAGTTACAAACTCGTATAAATGATTTGAAGGAACGATTAGAGGATGATGACGATGAAAACTTTATTGGAGTAAAACAATGAGAGAACAATTAATCAAAGCTCTTCTAGCACATGCACAAGGAGACATCCAGAAACATGTTGCAAACGTAGAAATTTATTTGCAGAACCCTGCTGGTATTGGAGAACATTCTGATGTCATGGGTGCAATAGAAGAGGAATTAAATATGATTGCTAAGTATCAAGATCAGATAGAAGTAATCCATAAACACTTTAAATAAGTCTGAGAGGACTCTGTATGGTCGCCAAATGATCCTAACTCTGGTAAACTATGGAAACTGATTGGAGAGAAGAACTAAAAGCCTATACAACAAGCAAGAAAGAACTTGAGTTGTTGGAAAATGGGCCTAAAAGTTTATCTCAATCATGGATCATGGGTGCATTGTACCAGAAGTGGAAGAGGATCAAGGGTATCAAAGATCCAGAACCACCAGACTGTCAATCAAATCTCAAAGATTCTTTAAAAATGTTTGATGATTATGATAACACTAAATAAATTCATCCAATTTTAACTATCAATGGCTAACGATTTGTACGAGGATATGAGAATACTTAACTCTTTATATGAGGAGTTGATGTGGGATCATGAAGACGATTTGCAATTCAGTATAGAAGGTGATAGAATAATAGTCCGTAATGTTACTTTAGAAGGTGAGTAATGCCAGTCTATAGAGACTATGAGATTAGAATCAATCTTAATGAACTAATAGAGAAGAGGATACCCACTTGTGATCTATTACATAAAGATCATTGCTTAACTGAATCACAAGTTGCAGAGATAGCCCATGACATCAATATGGACTTGGATCTACATCCAATATTCCATCAAGTAGATGAACATATCATGAGGTATGTTCAGGCTGCTGGTATTGATAACACAGAACACTGGGTTGAAAAGAAATTACCTGATTTGAAAGATTAATTATGAGTTACACATCACCCCCACCAATGTGGGAACAGAAAAAAGAAAAGCAACGCAACCAAGTTAAGTCTAGATTTTATTATCTCTTCTGGGGTATAGCTACATTCTCTGTAGTTGCTGGACAAGTATATGTTGGTTCGGGATATAGATTGTATGCAAGATCTCTTATGAGAATCTTTGATACTGTTGAGGTTGAAGTAGGTAGAGATTACAACAACGAAAAATTCTATTAAAAAAACAGTAAGAGGAATAACCCCTTACTGTTTATACTTTCTCGTTTAATTTTTAATTTAAAATTGATTTGCAGATTCGGTCTGAGTGATCATCATCGGCATTCTCTATGAGACAGGCGTAATAATCGTTTACTAATTGACTTTGTTCGTTTGCGTTGTCTAAGGTTTGTTCAAGATGTCTGATGTTTTGATTCCAACCAGATAGTTGGTTGTGGGATAGTAGATTATGCACAGGTAACGATCTCCATTTACTAAAGTAACCTCATAACGAAGGAGGTTTGTTTCATCTTGTGTCTCCTTTCCTTTACTCCTATACTATATATGTTCGTTTCAATACATGGATGAGAGATCTGCAATATAAATTTAAAATTTAAAATTATAATATATAATTTCAAAGTGTTTATTTTATTATGAATTTTACGGTCTATTCAAAACAAGGTTGTCCTTATTGTGAATCAATTATTCAGATACTTATTGGTAAAGATTTAAGTTTTACTGAATATAAGTTGGAAGATCACTTTAGTAAGGAAGATTTTTATGGTGAATTTGGTGATGGTTCTACCTTTCCACAGATAACTATGGACGGAAAGAAACTAGGTGGATGCACTGATACTGTCAAATATTTAAGAGAAGAAAGGATTATCTAATGGCTAACTGTATTATAGACGATCTCGATGACATGATTGAACATGTTATTGATGATGTTTTTTCGTCACAAACATTTACCTTCAGCATGTACAACTATGTTAGAGCCAATAAATTAACTGGCCCTAATATTGATGAGTTCATCAATAGTTCTACTGCACATGAAGTCACTCAGTTAATTACTGATTTGGATTTATATCTTGAAGGAGGTGATGATAACACACACAAACAAATTCGTGAGGGGTATGGCCATCTTGGCAAACCTACAGCGAGAAAGATAAGAAATTATCTTGATACTATTCTTAATGATGCTTGGAAATACAAGAATGAAAAGAGACCAGGCAGAAGAAAAGGATCTAGAAATAGATCATAAATAAAATTAGCTGAGGTTTTATCAAATGTTAACAGAGGTTACATTGGTTGTTTATTCGGCTCTTTTTTGCATCGGTGGTGCAATTGTAGGTGCTATGTTAGGATGGTTCGCTTGTCAAAGATGGGTTGACTATGTTACACTTAAGAATGCACAAATATCATCTCACCCAGAGATGTATGATCAAGAAGGAAACTTGATCAAAACCGATTTAACTGCAGTCCGTGTAGTATTGGACGACACAACTTATTATTTGGAGGATGATGATTAATCATGGCAACGACAACAAAAACTAAAAAATTACCACCCAACCCTTTAATTTCTGAAGTTCTTGATGCTGTATCTAAAGCTAGATCTAAGGCAAAGAAAGTTGAATTACTAAAGGAATATGATTCACCTGCGATTCGTGCGATATTAATATGGGGTTACGATGAGAGTGTAAGAAGTATGTTACCTGATGGTCAAGTACCTTACAGTCCCAATGAGGCGCCAAAGGGTACGGATCACAACCAGTTAACCTCTGAGTATAAGAATCTATATCATTATGTTAAAGGTGGGAACGATCCTCTTCCCCCATTGAGAAGAGAGAGTATGTTTATACAACTTCTAGAAAGACTTCATGCAGAGGAAGCAGAACTTATTTGTTTGACTAAGGATAAGAAATTAAAGAACAAGTATAAGTTAACTCAAGAGACTATTGCTGAGGCTTATCCAGATATTCATTGGGGTGGTAGATCGTGACCAGAACTGCTCTCAGTGAAGAACAGATTCTTCAAATGAAAGCTGCTAGTACAATCGTAATCTATACTGGATGTGATGATTCAGTTGCCCATGATAAGAATCTTCCAACCACTTCATATCTTATAAAATGTAAGGATGAAGATAAAGTGTGGCAAGATGTTGTTATGGGAGACGCAGTTACTATATTTGATTCATACTGGGATGTATTTAAGAAGAATGTCATTGAAAAAATGGACTGGACTTCTGGTACTATAAATCCTATACAATGGAACAGCACACCTAAACCTCCAAAGAAAAGACGGAGGAGAAAGAAACAGGAGGAAGAAAATGAGTGAAGAAAATCTTGGATATAATCCAGAGTTTAAAGTCTCTGAAACTGCAGGATTAGCTGCAGGTAGGGATGTAAAAACTGAAGATGCTGGTAAACTTATCAATGATCCTAAACAAGATCCTAATAATTATTCTGTAGATAAGAAGGAACTGCAGAAGGTAATAAAAAGATACAAAAAGTTAACAAAATATATGAAGTCACCCATGTATCAGATTGCCAAGTTGAGTGGGAAACGTACTATAATTGATGATTTAATAGATGAGTTTCAGAAGAATCCGACAGAATTGTAAAGTTTTTACAGGATTGCTTGACTATATACTATAACTGTGTTACTATTAACACAATCGTTCAACCTCATAGGAGGTCGCAAGTAAGCCGACTCGGAACGGAATCGTTCATCCCAATTAATTGGGACGCAAAAGCCGACTAAAGGAACGGATTAAAACCCCTACTACTTTGGAGAAAGCCAATGTCACAAGTTACTTACCGTGGAGTCAAGTATGACTCTGAAGAGTACAGATCACTTCTTATCAAGGAGCATGATCAAACTCGTAATCACGATCTAATGTATCGTGGTATCAAGGTTAGAAGCAAGGCAGTTCCTTGCAGTTAAGATAAAGAGGGGTTGCGACCCCTCTTTTTTTATGGTACAATATCCACCATGAACAGAGCTAAATTAAAAGTTTTGATGGCTGCCTTAAAAGAAGTGGTCGATGAAATAGACTCCGAGATCTATTCGGATGTTGGTGAACATGTTCCCCAAGATTCTGTTGAATCTGATTACGATGAGGTCTTCTAAGATGGATCTTAAACTAAGAGAATATGTATTAAAGGTTCTTTTACATGAATTTGGAAATACACATTCAAATAAATTAATTTATGAATGTGCTGATGATTGGTGCAGTAAACAAGTTACTGCTAATGGAGTCATTAGTTATTTCAAGGCCTACTATAATAAATAATAGGTAATCATACTCTATTATA